GCGCGCCGGGGCCCCCCCCGCCCCCGGGGCGGCGCGCGAGCGCGCCGCGCCCCCCGGGGGGGGGGGGGGGGCTTAGTCCATCCCGGTAGCCGGAAGTCAGCAGGACGACACGCCCTCCTCGCTGACCCATCCGCCGCGGCCGGGGACACGGCCGGGCATCTCGACCGGCCTGCCGTCGTCGAGGCCGTCGTGAGCGGGGACGAGGGCGTGGCCGCCCCGCGTCGGCATGATCCCGTTACCGCCCTCCCGCAGGCAGCGGGGCGACTTCGGCGAGTGCTTGCAGATCGGGGAGTCCCAGCCCTTGCCGTACGAGGGCTCCAGCTTCTCCATCTCGTGGATCTCGGCCTGCGTGTGGTGAGGCCTCGGGTGGTGCCGGAACTGGCCGTGCTCGAAGGCGGCCAAGGCTGCGACGAAGGTGGCGAGGATGAGGGCGACGGTGGCGACGATGGCGGTGATGTAGGCGCTGCGGGTGGGGCGGTTCGTGCTCATGGCTCAAGTGTATGCACGCATACGCCCCCGCAGCAAGTCTCTGCGGGGGCGTATCTGGAGGCGTGTGTCACTAAGCCTGGGAGAGGATCGCCCCGACCGCCGCGACGGCGTGGCCGATGGTCGGGAGCTGGACGGTCTCCTCGCCGTAGGAGAAGGAGACTCCTCCGTCCAGCGGGGCGATCACGGCGCTCTCCCCGTCCGGGAGCCGGATCACGTACACGAGTCCGACCCTCCGCACGCGGCACCGCGCGTCGAAGGCCGTGACCCGGTCCTTCACGGATGCCCGGCCGTTGTGGGCTACTGCCTCCATGAGGGCATCGGAGACGACGACAGGGTCCACCCCGTCGTACCCGTACCTCCTCACCGGCATCCCCTCACGGGGCACGAGCCAGAAGTCATCGGTGAACTGAGCGCTGCTGGGTCCGACGGTCACGTACTCGCCGTGGCTCTCTCTGACCGCGTTGAGACGGCTGTAGGGCCACTGGCGATCGATCTGTGCGGCTACCCGCTCGACCATGTATGTTTTGGTGCTCATGGTTTCTCCTAGGGTGGCGGTGGCGGCGGGGGTCTAGGACACTCTGGCCTGGAACAGAGTCTCCCTGACCGTAGAGGCGTAACGACCGCGCACCGTTAGCGCCCCGCTGTCCGGGTCGAGGCCGATGACGGCCTCCGTGCACGTCCCCCACGGGCAGGGATTGCACAGGGTCAGTTCCCCCTCACCGACCTCGACCACGTATCCAGCATCCTCCAGAGCGTCCTGAGCCCGGCACAGGCGCTCCCCGCCCAGGTCTAGGCGGATGACGAGGGGGAGGACGAAGGTGATCGAGGGGTACTCCTCCGGGGCCTGGGAGAAGTCCATGCGGAGGGGGCCGACGGCGGTGACGGGAAGGCCGTCCCCGTCCTCCCGGATGAGGCGGATCGAATAGCGCTCGATCAGTCCCTCCGAAGTCAGGGAGGCCGTCAGCTCGATGGCCCCGTCCCGACCGTCGCGGACGGTGACCGACCGGGCGCCGTAACGGGCGAAGTCGGTCAGCGGCTCCGGCAGACGGCACTCCTGGCCGAGGGCGTCACGGAGGACGCTCAGCATCTCCTCGGCAAGCTCTTCCTTGTTGCTCATGTCACTTTCCTTTTGTGAGTGGATTGGCTGTCTGGGTACAAGATAAGGCTAAAAGACAGCACACCGCAAGGCGGCCGCCCCGCGCGCCCGCCCCCCCCCGCCCCTCTCCCAGCACT